GTACAGACCGAATATGAGGACACTGCGAACATCAAGGCGCTCGCTAAAAAAGCGGGCGTTACAAGGCGTACAGTGTATGCCTGGCTTGGTCAGTAACTACTGGCAGGAATCGCAGTTCAGTAAGTCCATCGGGTCTACTGGCACAGAATAACCATCAATGGTTTCGCGTTCCATTACTCGCCAGCCTTGTCATAGACAAGCACCGAGGTAAGCAGCGACATGACACCGGCAAGCGCAGCAATCCCCGCAACCTGCGCCCAGTCCACATCAATAACATTCAAAACCTGTGAACCCGTGATCACAGCGATAGCGGTTTGCGCCACAGTCTTGATGGCACGCTCCACCGAATACTCTAAATAACTTTTCAACTTATCCATCAGGGTTCTCCTTCTTCTTGTCCTCCCACACAGCCCCGAAAATGTAGCTGGTAAGAACCAATGTTACCAATGCTACCCCACCAGTGATGAGGTCTGAAGTTGCACTGTCATTGTTCAGCAGGACAGCAGCGCTACCCGCGATGAGCATGACCGCGCCCAAGCTAAAGGCCGCGAAAATGTAGCGCCTACGAATCTTCCATGAAGGTTTCATCCAAGCGCTCCTACAATCCAGGGCATTACTGCCGCAACCAAACCGAACCCGCCCACAGCCCAACCCATACGCATCTCCAGTTTACGGATCCGCGATTCATGGTCATCAATCTTGCTCTCCGAGTCAGGCAGGCTGTTAGCAATCTTCTCTAGCAACCGGCCCTGCCGTTGAACCTCAAGGTAAATATCTTTCATCGAAACCTTTACCGCCACAGTGTCAGTGTTCTCGGTCACCATCCACCCCTGTTCAAGAACTTCTGCAAACCGATCACAGTAGCTTTGCCGGCCACCCCATTGATGCTGCCCCTGTAAAACTCATCAAACTGCAACATGCGTTGAACAGCAGCCCAAGTTTTCTTGCCGATAACACCATCCTCAGTGAGCTTAGGTCTAGGTGTGGCCTTGACAGGCTCAGCGCGGGTGTGACCGAGGATACTTTCAGGATCAAAATCAGTGCCCCAACGCTGTGAGCGCCTAGTTTCAAAATGTAAATGGATCCCTGTGCTGGCCCCAGTCGTGCCCGTATGAGCAATGACCTCGCCACGTTTGACCTTTGTGCCCTTCAGCAGGCGTGAGGGTTCGCGTAGATGGTAGTAGACCGTCCACACGCGCGGGCTCTGGTGCTCCAGGATAAGGGTGTACCCGCCACCAGTGCGCTTGTTCAAGCTTGCGCCCTTATGAACCACCTTGCCATCAGCAGGCGCACAGATAGGGCCGTTATATCCCACATCCACGCCACGATGCTTCTTGCGCCTACCCGTAATCGGGTGCTTGCGATACCCCCAGGGGGATCTAATCGTTTCGCCTGAAGGCCAGGGGTTAACTAATTTCATTACTTTAGCCTTCCGTGAAAGTTGTACACGAAAACATGACGCCCCCAAAACACATCAAGGGTAAAGTGCCTGAACCTCTGGAGCAAAAGACCCCACTGTCTTGTACCGCCCACCTGAGGATGGTAGTGGATGTAGTGGACTCTGCCGAACCCAAGGTTTAGGTGCCGGTCTTTTCTGCCAGTCCCGAGGTTAGCTATTTTCATCAGTGACCTCTACCCAGTCACCAGCTTCTTCATCCCAAGTGTGCATTCCTTCAGCAGGGTATGCGATAGGTGCAACCCATAGGCAAGTGTCCTCGTCGAGTACCCATGAAGCGTATGGTTGTGGCGGGATGAAAGCATCGCGGTCAGCATCGTAAGTGTGACCTAAGCCCGCGTAATTGAAACGGGCCGAACCGTCAATATAGGTTTGCCGGTACACGTCACCAGTGCGAGCAGTCAGTTCTTCCTCAAGGCCGTCATCTTCCACCCTACCCGCCGTCACAAAAATAACAATGTTATCTGCATCAAGTTTCGCAAAATAGGTCATGAGATAGTTACCGTTTCATCCGTGGTCGAAGTGGCCGTTATGGAATACACGCGATTCTCGCCCACAACACTCATGCTTTGTGTGACCCCGGCACTAAAAGTTGCGGTAGCTTCTAGCGGAACCTGAACAATGACAATCCCAGAACCACCGTTTCCACCGTTCCCATTACCAGTGGTCTGCAACCCGGCTCCACCTCCACCACTACCACTGTTTAGGTTTGCCGCCACCCCGTTAGAGTCATTATTTCTTCCGGAACCACCGCCAGCGTTTCCGGTACCCGCCGTTCCCTGATAAGAACCACCACCGCCCCCACCAGCCCGCGTTACCGCTGAACCAGTAATCGAAGATGCTGTCCCCGCACCACCATCACCACCGTTACCCGAAGAACCATTTTCCCCTACCGCGCTAGAGCCACCACCGCCACCGGCACTTGCGTTACCACCACCGCTCGCTGGTCCCCCAGCCCCACCGGCAGAACCTTGCCCAACGATTCCATCACCACCAGCGCCACCGCCGCGACCAGAACCACCACCAGAACCTCCATCGAGCCCAACAGTGCTATTCGTTGCGCCACCACCGCCACCATCAGAAGTAACAGGACCAAAAACACTATCCGAACCATTCGCGCCACTGCCTGTCCCGCCAGCACCACCAGCACCAACTATCAGAGAATAAACACCACTCAAAGGCAAAGAGCCAACACGATGACCGCCAGCGCCACCACCCCCACCAGTGTCCCTTCCCCCGCCAGCACCACCGCCAGCCAAAACAAGATACCCGATTAGCGGAATGCCGACACGCATAGAGTTGTACTTTCTGAAGTCCCTTATGGAACTGTTTGCCATACTTGTTACAGCCACAACAACCCCCCTAAACTGTTACTTCAGCACCGAAAGCATTGACGGACAGCCGGTCAGCAGTACCCGCCGAAACCGTCACCACATCAGTAGCCTTCAAAGTAATCCCCAAAGTCAGCGTGGTCGAATCGTTCCCAGCCACCGGCACATCATAAGCAATGTAATGCTGGTTCGAAATCGCATCCCCATCCACACGGATAGCCAGGCGGAAAGTCGTAACCGCAGCGTTCCGGTTCGCAATAATCACCGTACTGATAACCGTCTCAGTTGAGGCAGGGCAGGTGTAAAGAGTAGTCAGCGAAGTCGTAGTCAAATCCAACTGACCAAGTGATTTATATGATGTTGCCATTATTTATGCCCCCATAAGTAGAAAGTTAGTTTCGAAACCTACGCTAGCGCCGCCCGCAGCGATCCACGCACTCCCAGTGTAAACCTGGAAGGCATCAGTGTCCTTCAGAAAAGCGAACTGCCCCTCCGCAGGGGAAGTGATCGCAGCATCCCGAGCAGTAGCCGAAGCAAACACAGGGATAGCCTGATCCATCAAATAAGTCTGCACATTCGAGGCAGTCAAAACCTCGCCTGCACTAAAAGTGCGATACCCAGCGCCAGCCATTGTTCTCCCTAGAAAGCCAAAGCGTTATTACTGTCAAGTTTACCAAATACCAAGTCGTTCAAGACCAGGAAAGTCCAGTCAAGCGACGACACACTGATAAGCATGTCGTGACGATCCGTTTGAATCTCATGGTTTACACGGATTATCTGACCGTACTGTTGAATCGAATCCCCAATATCGTTAGGGGTGAAAGTGATGGAAACGACATCACCAATCTCCAACCCCAGGCAGGTCACCTTGTTGGCCGCGCCCACCGTGTCCAGGTTTACCCGTATTGTTTCAAAACGGTACTCCGGGTCACCATACTTCTGCACAAGAAAATCTGCCAGGTTCTGCAACTGCACCTGCGAATCAACCAACGTGTCCAAAGAATACGAGGTTACACCGTAAGCGATCTGTGACCGGTCATTGTCAGCTGTCGCCGTCCCCGCCAAGGAGGTCACAACAGATTGGTTATAGAGAAGCTCAGAGCCATAATTTACGGCCGTCAAAGTGAACGGGATACCCGTCCCGTCATCTTTGAACTCTGTCAAGGAACCCGTCGAAGGGGTCGCATCCAAGCGGTCACGGAAAACCAGGTCACCATTCTTCGCGATAAACAGTAGGCCCTGCTCGGACGCCTCAACCTTCTGCAAGTACTGCAAAGCGTTACCCTCGATGACGTCTGCACCTAACGTGCTGACACCTGCGTCGATGTTGCGCTTACCCGTAGGCCAAGCGACAGTGTCCATGTCGAGGACGTCCGTCACACGCGCCCCAGAAAGCCCTGGTGTAGCCGTCCCAGCTGTCACAAGTTGTCTGGCAAGCAAAGTGAAATCATCTGTCGCTACAGCCTCAGCCCTGGAGTCACCGGTCGGAGTGTAACTAAAGTTCCAATCATCCACCGTCGTAGTAATTACACGTTCCCCGTCAACCGTCAAACGTAGTTCACGCCTAGGCACAATCGCCCCAAAGTAAGGTGAAGCAGCGTAAAGTGGGTCGAACGCGCGGTCCTCATTGCTTGCCACAATGTTTAGTGAGCCGGAGCTGAACCTATCCAGGTCACGGTTCTTACCCCTGCTAGAACTAATGCTAATAACCCTGGAGGTGATGTCTTTGAACACAGTCCCGCCAAGGGTGTAGATGGTGTTGTCGAGGACACCCGCCACAGGGTCATCAAGGATGAAACCCTCAACAGCACCAAGCTCGACGACTGTAGCCATTAGGCGCTCGCAAACACAGGGCCACTAGTGCGCTCGTAGCGTTTTATGGCCGTGACAATAGCCTCGCCGATTTGCGCCCCGTTCCCAGAACCGATCCCAGCATTCACCGTGATGTTGTAAGTGTTACCCATCGGCAACTTATCCAAAGGAATAACAGCTTCGGGGCCAGCCTCACCAATCAGCGCATTCATCGGGCCGGTCACAATGCCACCCTCAGCGAGTGCCACACGAGGCAAAGAAATGTTTGGCAGTTCACTGATGTTGATACCGAACGAAGTGATGCCGGTCAACGCGGTCAACCATTTAGGCGCACTAACCTGGATACGATTCAGGGCGCGAATGATGAAGTTCACACCGTTGATAATCCCGTTAGCAAAACCCTCGAACATGCCAATCATCCCGTTTATGATGCCGTAGAA